AAAATAAATAGTTTAAGTGTACAATTTTTTAATACGATGCATTTACATACCAGTAGTCCACAGTATATATCGAGTTATCTACTTATGAGTATTCATCAACTTACCGTAGGTGGTAAATACGGTATATTTGCTTATGATATGCCTAATGCTAGAGCATCCACAGGATTTTATCTAAGAGCAACTAACCCCGATACCAACCCACCTTATGCACCTATTTACAATAATACTATAGCACACACTCCATTGATGCTAAAAGGAAACAATCCTACTTTATCGGATATAGATACAAAAGGTATCACATATACAGATACAGTAAGAAGAATACCCTCGATGAATAATACTGTAGGAAGAGTAGTAATTAGTGAAAATACATTACAGCATTACAGGGCTGATGCTAGTAGAAAGAAAACTATCAATGAAGATGGTACTAAAACTACAAGAAAAGACTATACTGTGCAACCAAGATTTAGTCAATCACTTCATCCTAAAGGCCATAAAGGTGATGTATCGTTTAACGAAGGTGACCATTCAAATGACGGGAGTTGATTAGATGGGTAGATTAATAAAAAATATTTTTGATGGGAGAACTGAAACATTTTCTAATATTATGAAACATGTTCGTAAACCGGTGTTTGTAGATAACGCTGTTCATTTTACTAAAATAAATAAAAGTGAAAGTAATAATGTATTATACAAAGCCGATAAATATTATCAAGAAATTCAAGTCATGCCCGATACTACATTTAGAATTGTAGAAGGACAATCGTTTGTTGAACTATTATACAAAGGTGGAGATGGGCATTCTTCAACAGCAATTCCGTTCTTTAACGCTGAAATTATTTCATCAACTAATTTACCTTCTTTACTGTATAACGCTAACGCACAAAGTGAAAGACTTCTTCCTTCTACCGTAGATGGTAATAAAATCAATTTGTCTAATATGAAAGGTAAATCACTTTCCGATATAGGATTCAATAGTAACGAGGTTAGATTAGGTCAACCTATTGATGTTGGATTTAGAACTACTGATTTAGCAATAAAATTAGGTGAATCAATTACAAACAGTAGTCTTACAAGTTTTAACATATCTAAAACAAATAGTAAGAAAAGCGATGATAGAAAACATTCTAATAGATTTGTAGCAAAAGATTTCAATAAAATTAATATTATGTCAGCGTTAAGATTCCTTGGTAGGCATGATACAAGAATGGTTATGTTAGATAGATTCGGAAATATGATTTATGTGCCTATAAGTTTTAGCGAATCAAATATTTATGTAGACCCTAATATGAAAACTGGTTCTCAATCTAGTGACAAAGTAGCAAACATACCTAACAGGATTACTATTCAAGGTAAACCCCTTGCTTTGAATGATTCTGTAATTGTAACACTCGATGATACTGATAGACAAAGTGGAGTAAATGGTGAGGTAATAGAAGGTCAACCAATTTTTGATGCAACTGTAAACACTACTATGGCCGCTAGAAGAGTTGGTAGGCAAATACTTCGTGCTAATTCATTAGAAAGCGGCTCAATAACAAGTCAAGGCCATGTTAATTTAAATGATTTAAGACCCGGTATGGCAATTGATTATGGTGGTACTCAACACATAGTTACTGAGGTGGTGCATCATCCTTTGAGTAGGAGTGCCGATTTAGTTCTTTTGACAATTGATACCGGACTAGAGGGGGTATTACAAGGGATAAATGAAGGAATTAGTATGGAGAGTAATGAAACTAATCCTAATTCTTTTATTCAAAATTTAAAAGAAAATATTACCATGTTCGGAAGAATACAAATAAAAACTGTTGTAAGGGTTAGTCAAAGATTAGTATCTACAACTGCATTCCTTATAGGTGGTGTTAAAGGTAATAACACAAGAGGCCAAATAGGGAAGAGTGGCTTACCTATTGGTATGAACAAAACACAAGAAATAGAAGGTGATTATAATGCCCGTATCAACTAGAATAAAATCTACATTACTAAATACATTACAATCGTCAATTAATACATTGGTATTAGGATTTGATGGTACACCTGCTACTAATGATGATGGGGGTGTAGGAAGACCTGCAATTACTTTAACACCTATAGTTACTATAGTAGATGATACTACTTTACTAGTAGAAGCAAGTTTACCAATAGCAAATTCTTTTACAGATACAATAAAAGAAGTAGTCTTACTAAGTAAAGATGCAAATGGTGTGTTTTCTTGTATAGCAAGATATAATACAAGACCAATAATAAAAACAACACAAAACGAAGTTAAAATAGAAATAAGTTTAGAGGTGATATAATGACAGGAAATCCATTATCGGGGCATACAAATCATAACATGACGCTTAGCGGAACGGCTCAACCGGTAGATGGCTTAGCAGATGGTGACCATATCACTTCACCAACACTAACTAATTTACTTGAAGGGGTACACGGAAACGGTATCATATTAGAAGAAGATACGGCTAAAGGGGCGAGTAATAGATTACAACCGGAGAATCTACCCGGTATCTGTGAGAGAACTGGTAATAATACATTCACTGTAACAGGTGGTCACGCTGTATTAGATGGTTTAGTTTATTCATTTGCCGGTGGTGTGGGTAGTAGTGCTACATACACTATTACTCAAGCAAACACAGAAGGTAGTAATACAGCACTAACTACTGGTCAAGAAGCATTAGTTACTGTGTATCTATGTGCCAATTCCGGTACCAATCATGTAAAGATGGAGATGGGAACAGCGAGTACGGTAAGTACTAACTTGTACCCTATAACACCCCATGCCTTTTTGAATGCACCATCCGCCTCTACTAATGACCACAGTGTAGTCTTATGTGTTTTAAGAGTGATATACAATGGTAGTGGTGGAGATTTAAATGTTAACATAACTGAGGTAAATGATAAAAGAATATTTGTTAGACCTTCACCAATTTATTTTACACCTGTTGTAATAGGTGCAGTTGGTGCTACTGATGCAATAGACACACATACAGAATTAGACGCTTTCCATACTGGAATAGGTGCGGGTAACTTCTCAGCAACTAGATTAGGTGGGTTATGGATGGGGTATGGCGCACAAATAGGAAGCACTACAGCAGGTGACTTTAATAAAAATGTACTTTATTTTAGCGCAACAGATGCCGTAAGATACACTCGTTCTGTATTTGATAGGGTATTAACTACTGCTCAAACATCTTTAACAATTAATGCTAGTAGTGCTAATATACTCATTTTAGCCACAAGAAGTGGAACATGTGCTGTATCAACTTCGGGTGCATTCCCTGCGGGTTATGTAGTAGAGATAAAGAATCAAGATACAGGTGACACCGCTACATTCGCAGGTGCTACTATAGCCGCAAGTGGATACGGTAGATTCGTGTGTACTGTAGGCGGTAATAGCCCAACATTCGTAAGACTAATATGATTACTTCATAGCGGAGTCTTGCCAAAAGTGACCGCACTTACGACACTGTAGTAGAGTGATTCTTTTTCTATCATCATCAAGATAACGAGCCGATAATCTTCGTGCGATGTGCCTGTGGCTACAGGCTCTACACTTGACTTTAAGCCTATCAAGTAGACGACCCATGCTTACTCCAACGGCCTTCTTGCTACTATGTCATCTATTCTTAGAATAGAGTTAGTGACTTCACTTGCACTTAGAACTGCTTGACGGACAAGTTCAGTAGGCTCAAAGACACCTTTTGATGATAAGTCTACTACACCACCTTCTTCTACATCCGGCCCATAATCAGTATTACCACGCAGTATCTCATGTCGCATAGCGAGTATGGTATCTAGTGGGTCATGTCCGGCATTCTCCGATATAGTAGCAGGGATTACCTCAAGAGCATCAGCGAAGGCTTCTATTGCCATCTGCGCTCTACCCCCTATTTGAGCCGCATGTTGTCGCAAATGTGCCGCCATACGAGCGTATGCGATACCACCGCCCACTACAAAGTTGTTATTCTTTAACACTAAAGATACTACACCAAGCGCATCATCGAATCCTCTTTCTACTTCATCAAGTGTATGGCTTGTTGCACCACGAAGAACTAATGACGCTTCGCTATGTTTGTTATCACTAGATACAAACAGATACCAAACATCATTATGTTTCTGTCTTGATACAGTCGCTTTACTTGCTGACTCTACTTCTTCGGGTGTTTGATACACTACACTATCAGTAACTTTCGATAGTGCCTTTAGAGTAGATTCCGGTGTATGTCTAACTACCATAATATTATTCTTCTTAAGATAAGCACATACATGGTCATTGACCTTATCACGAACAAATACTACACCACCGTTAGGTAGCACATCTACTATGTTCTTCGCAAGAGAAATAAGATTTGTTTTACCGGATGCCTTGTAAGTTTGATATGACTTAGCATCAAGTTGTACCTGTACATTGTCATCACTCTTTTCATTTTCAAGTCCTGTATTGATTAGTAGCACATCTGTATAATCATCCTCACCATCCAACACATAGTCCTTGTTTACTATAACACCATTATACAGATAAGAGTCATCGAGTGACCCACCGGGGAATGATACTACCTTTACGCTTTCAGCATCACCGGCAGTTTCTACTGCTGATACACATAGTTCAGCCACCGTATCTATTGCATTCTCCAATGTTTTGCCTGTAATAGCGGTCTTTGCTACTGAAACTAATACATCTCTTTTCTTACTTGATTGAGAAATTTCAGTCTTAAGATAATTTACAGCCATTTGAGTTGCTTCATGGTAACCACGACATATCACATTGGGGTGTAACCCACGCTCAAACAACGCTTCACTGTTAGCCAACAACTGTCCCGCAAGAATAACCGTACTTGTAGTACCGTCATAGCATAGGCTTTCTTGGGTCTTAGCGACCTCAACAATCATCTTACCACCCGGATGAGATACATCAAGTTCACGCAAGATAGTAGCACCATCATTTGTTACGATGACATTACCACCACCGTCTAACATTAATTTATCCATACCCATAGGGCCGAGTGTAGATTTTACCGTTTCCGATACAATCTTTGCCGCCCTTATATTGTGTATTTGTGCTTTACTTTTACCGTTATCTATTTCTGCCATTACCAATCAACCTCTATTTTATTTATTTCGCCTGTTTCTAAGTTTCTCGAATTTACATAACCTTCGCTTTTACCAAAATTATACAAATCAAATGTAAGTTGTGCGTCACTCAAACAATATTTCGCAACCTCATCATAACGCCCTGCTCTCCATGCAATAGGTGCATCTTCACTGTTCATTAACTTGTTGTCCTCTAAAGTGGTCTTTATCAATATTCCTAAAGATGTATCTACTTTACCAACAGACACCGCCGCCTTTTGTACAAGATGTTTAGTATCAATAATACTTTCACTCTTACCTAACAAGTCACCGGCTGTCCAACAATCTAATGCATCTCTAAGTACAGGTAAATCGAATCCTTTTATGTTATGACCTATGATTTTACCACCCTTCTCTACATGGTCTGCTAAATCTTCTCCAAGTGTACGGGGATGTAATGCTTTTACTGTGGCATCTACATCTAAACTTTTGTTACAGTATATAGTACCTACATCACCATCCCAAGTAGCAACTACTGAGGGGTCGAAGGAAGCAGTTTTATCCCAACCACCTATCTCCCAAGAGAAGTTACTCGTTTCAATATCCAATGCTAAAATGTTACTCATAACTATTCGCACCCTTTCTACGGAAATAAACTCTTCCACCACTCTTTTTACGATTAAACAACTTACTTGCGTAATCTTTGAAGTGACGATTGACCGTTGCTTTAGAAACTCCTACATTAGACATGTACACTTGATGTAAAGAGGCTTGTCGCTTCCAATCATCACCACTACCTTGAATTTCGTAACCTGTACATTCACCGTATGCCTTAAGCATATCTTCGTGAATTTTACTTTCCTTACTTTTGTTACCACCAATTTCTACTGAATCTTCTAACCAAGATATAAGATTTTTAAATAAGTCTAATAATATATCAAATGCCATGTCAACATGCTTAGCAGTTATCTTCCATTTTTGGTCTAATACTGCCATGTGTAAAGATATAATACCAAGATAGTTTTCTACTGCGGGAGTAAACGATGCTACAATCTCGGACATACTCGCTGACATGTTTCTAAGTAAATCGAATATTTCATCGGATGCTTGATAGAGAGCAGTTTGATAATCATCATCAGCAGTAAACATATCCCACATATATTGTTGTGCTACTTCTTCTTGCTCATCACGATTCATTTCATCCCATTGTGTAAAAGATAACTCCGCTAAATTTAGTAATCTATCTCTTACTCTCTTTTCTGTATCTTTAAAATATTCATAGATGTCATCTTTAGTCAAATCTGTTTGAACCGGTTTCTTCCAAAATGTTCCTAATCTTGTATTACTTACATCTTGCCTCATGTCCATATCCCAATGTGACCAGTAAAGTAAAACACGCTGAAAGATACCCTTAGTGAGTACATATTCTTTAACACCCTTTGGTGGGTAAGTAGTAATCCAAAGTGAAACTAAAGATTCACATTTAATTATATCTCCTTTCATTGGTTTTACTAATATGTTTCCACCACTACCTACTGAATTACAAGCCGTCTGTAAGTATAGAACAGTTTCTTGGCTGTGTTTATTAGGTGTTAAAATAATTGAACCTTCATCTACATTGATACCCTTTTGACCTGCCAGTAAACCTTTCACAGTTTCAGTTTCGCCTGTTGGTTTACCATTCTCATCGAATACTTGTTTGTTAGAACCTATCAAACCCGCATCTGTACCTGTAGAATATAATTCATAATCTAGGTCAGCGTTCTTCATTACATCCCCAATAAAGTTCCATGCAACAGATTTGCCTGTCCTTGAAGGTTGAATCCAAAATACATGCACTCTTGGGTCAAGGTGTGAATCTCCTGTAGGTATTCTTACATACGGTAGTAACGCTTGACCTTGAATATAGAAAAAGGAAAGTAAACCCGGTATTTCATTCTTCATTGAAGTTAAAGAAAAGTGGTGTAAGTATGCCTCTAGTGTTTCAAATTTTTTTATCGCTTGGTAATTTTTATAATTCATTCTATCATCTCTCTTTTCTTAATTGGTTTATATATCATTTACTTCGCCTTACCTTCCTTTCCTGTCGAACTTCTTCTTCACTTGTTAATACTTTAATTATTAAATTTCTTCTCACTTCGCCAAGTCCTTTTATTTGTTTTAGAGATTCGGGAAAGCACATCTCTTCTATGCTACCGCATTTCTCAAGTAATCTTTCTGCTAACTCACGCCCTACACCCGGTATAGTCATTACTACATCCAGTCGCAAGTCGTTACTACCCACTCTACGAATAGTATGCGCCCCATGTCTACTAGCGGGTTTGTGAAGTTTATCATGCAACTTTACTACAAATTGTGCCGCTTCACTTATTGTATTAGTATAGAATACTTGACAATCAAAATCAGCCATAATTCTAGCCATAAAACCAGTGAATGTTTCTTGTAGTTGTGATATAGGAATGTTAGCGTTAAACTGTTCTCGTATAAATTTAGCATGTTTAGATATTTCACCGTGAACTACTATGAAGAATCTTTCATAATTAGCATCCATGTTATCTAACTGTCTTTGAAGATGACCACTAAACATTGATTGATAGAAGTCTGTTACACTTTTAGCCTCTACTAATGCACCACCAAGTTTGTAGTCACCTACAACTAACGGTTGTCTTATCACTGTCATACCTGCGCTCTTAGCCCGTCTTTCAACGGCTTCGCAAAACATACCCCTTTCATTACTGTCTATTATTAAATCAATTTTCGCCATTACTTTCACCTTGTTTTTTATGCATTGTACAATAATCTGTATCAATTGCTACTTGTCTACATCTTTTCTTTGTTGACTTAGTGATTGCTTTACAGAAATATTCTTCCGGTAACTTTTCTTTATCATCATAACATG